CAAAAGCGCCATCTAACCTTTGCACGCCCGTCATCGAGCCAAACTCTGCGTTCTGGAGATTATAGCAATCGTTAAAAAAATAAGAAATGTCTGTAGCACTTGGTATATTTATAAAGCCCGCTTTTCTTATTCCATAACACGACATAAAAACGCGACTGACATTTGTCGCGACGGGAGCATCTATACTTGGTGAAACTTTTAATGTCGAACAACCATTAAACATAGAGTCCATGTCTGTAACGTTTGGAAGATATAAATCTGGACATCTTTTTAAGTTTGAACATGTTCTAAACATACTGTCAGTAGTAGTAGCAGAAGAAAAATCTAAATTATCTGGAACAGCAGAGAGATTAGTACAGCCCTGAAAACATCCCGCTAAATTTTGAGCATTAGAAATATTCATGCCAGAGGGAATAGATTTTATAGTCGTACAATTAAAAAAGGAATTATTTAAATTAGTGGCGTTACTAAAATCTATGTTTGGAATTTTCTTTAGGTTATAGCAATATGAAGCAAAGCTACCAAACCCAGTCACATTAGATGTGTCAAAATCTGGAATTTCCTCTAGATCCCAGCAGCCATTAAACATGGTCGCCATTGAGGTAGCTGAAGAGGTGTCAAAATAAGGCACCCTCTTGAGCCTTCTACAGTCTGCAAACATATAACCGAAAGATGTGATATCTCTAAAAATACCACTTTCAATATCTAATTCTTCGAGTTCATAAAGCTGCCAAAACATCTGACTATTAGTCATAGACTTGTCTGATCTTATTTTTATTTTTTTACAATGTCTTGGAGAGCCTCTATATGGAGGATGTCTACGAAGATATAACTGCTCACACCCAGAAGAATTAATGCTTAATTCTAAATAATTGTGTGAAACAGAGGCTCTTCCATAACTATCTGGATCTGTTTTATTGTTAGTAGCAGCAAAATCGCTTAAATCTAGATAGTACATACCACTAGCGTTAGTTATTTCTATCATTGCTTGTCTACAAATTCGACCGTTGTATTCAAACTCTGTATCAGAAGAAAGGTCGTCATAGTTGTATGTATGCACAGCCGGTTCAACATAACCCGGATAAGTATCTCTATAGTCAGTACCACTAACTACAACGGAATTACCGTCGCCCCAATCTACAGTCGATAAAGTTGGTCTTACTTCATTAGAAATGTAAGTCCCAAAAAGTTCTATGTGTGTTTGCACAGGTAAGCCGCTTGGCACAAAAGCCAGTATCGCAACCTTGTCGTCGCCAGAAGAATAAACGGGCATGTCAAGCCACTCACTAGGGCGCACCCAAGACTCGCTGGATAATTCAGTATCAACATACACGTCCTCATACGGCTCTATAACCGAAATCTTGCCGACGTTTGTATTTCCTACTTTTAAATTTGCCATTATTTGTACCTATGTAGTAACGGTCCAGCCTTTACTGATCATTAATGATATTTGATTTGAGTATATATCCACATTTGTAAATCCAGCAGTTCCATTAACACCACTTTCTAAAGCTTCTGCCACTTGATCTATAGCTCCGCTAGCCATCAACGTACTATTATTAAAAGATATGTTTGTATTAATCAAAGTTGGTTTAAAGGAGTCTAGATGACTCATGCTTTCAAAACACGTATTTATTACAACTCCAGAAAGATTCCAAGCTGGTATTTCTCTAACATTCTGATGTCTTAACCACGGACCCATAACTGTCCCGCTATTAAGAATTAGCATTGGAACTGTTGAAGTACTAGAACCATAAAACATATAACTTGGGTTCGTGCAGCCGCTAACGTTTAAATATCCCCACTCTTCGACGTTGCTAAATCCGTAGAAATTTGGATTTCTAGTAGCTCTCCTAAAATCTAAATTACCAACTTTTTTAACAGATCTATAATTAGCAAATGTCGGAACAGATACAGCGCTTGGCATAATAAAATCTGGTATTTCTTCTATGTGATAATTATAAAGATGATTACTCATGACAAAGTGGCTAGTTGCGGATATGGCTTTAGAATAATCCCAGTTAGGAAATGCCTTTAAATTAGATAGATTTTGAGTGGAATAGCTAAAGTTAGTTACATTAGAAGTATCAATTTCTGGTAAATATTCCAAAGATGTACAACCATTAAACGCTCCATACAAACTCGTAATGCTAGTTGAATTTAGATTGTCAATTTTTATTTCTTTTATGTTTTTTGACCCCCCAAAGGACTCTTGAAGACTTGTAGCATTAGCAACGCTTGTAAGTTCCACGCGCTGTAATAATGAACAATTACGAAACGCATTGTGGAAATTCGTAACATTGTCAGTATTCAGTTTTGGGATTCTTCTTAGAGATTGACAGACATAAAATATGTATGATATATTTGTAGCGGATGATGTATCTAGATTACGGACTAGCCTCAAATTTTCACAGCCATTGAAACAGGATGAAAAATTTGTAACACCAGAGGTTGCTGACGTAAATTTTACAGCACCCAATGATTTACAGTTTGAAAATAAACTTGAAAGATTTGTACAATTTGGCGCGTCTGGTACTAATATTTTTCTCAACCTGTAATTATTTGAAAAACAACTAGATAGGTTTGTTGCGCTTGAAAAATCATACTGAGGAAAATCTGAAATGTCTGTATTAGAAAAGGCTCCTTGAAAAGTAGTTCCAGAAGAGGTGTCCCAGTCCGGCGCCTGATTAATTAATCTACATCCATTTATCGCATAGTCAAAATCAGTGACATTAGATGTATCTAGTGTTGGTAATTGTGTTAAGTTTTGACAGCCATCAAATGTTCTATTTAAACTAGTAAGTGTGCCATTATCTTGAAAATATAATTGCCTTAGCGCCGTAGAGCCACTTAACAGTAATCTATATAAACTATTATCCTCTATTGTTAATTTATGAAGATATTTAGCTGTTGAGTTTCTTTGACTAGAGTAACCAGCGGTGAAATATCTTATACCACTCCAGTTAAGGTACATGTCTATCCATTTATTATAATGAACTGCGTAAAAATCGCCAGTCCCTCGTCGTCTCGCCTCCGCTTGACTGTTTAAATAAATAGCATAAAGCGGATTTGAAGAAGCGGTTAACGTAACTTTAACTAAGGCTTGACGGCAACTTCTACCAAAAACGGTAGTTGCAGTATTAGAATTAATATCTGAAAAATTAAATTTATGGATAACCGTTACGCCATAAGCATTAGGTGCCGTTGCCGTTTCGGTGTTACCATCTCCCCAGTCAATGTCAACAGATCCAACAGTATCACCATTAGTTCCAAAATCAAAAGTCATAGCAACAACTTCTTGATCTGTATCATAAACCGGCAATATTCCGTAAAAGACATTATCGCCATTGGGGTTGGTAGGAATATCTATCCAAGAAGACGGCCTAACCCAAGGTTTTCTAGTCGCTAATGGGGGAATAACTTCATCATACCTACTGGTAACAAACCCAGAATTTATGTCAGAACTACCTAATTTTATACTCATTATAAGATAACCCAATTAGAGTTAGTTGATTGTACCTTAATAGACTGATATTGAGTACTTATTTCAAAGGACGTATCACCATCTAATGTTTCTCCAGCAACACCACTAACTATTACATTTCCAGTACTTGTATTTTTAATATTAAACATCAATCCACCATTACCTACGGCTGTTGGCAAAGTAAGAACCGCCCCAGCGGTGGCGTTTATAGTATAATCAGAAGTAAGAATCGTCGTGTTTGATGAAACTTCTCTGTATGGCTGTACAACCGGACCTTCTATGTCTGGATCTGTAATAATATAAAAAGTGGCGGCGTCTGGTGTTATAGCATCGTATTCGGCTTGTGTAAGCTGTTTAATATGATATATTTCATCACTACTAATAACTCTTTTTCCGCTAGCGGTAATATTACCACTAAGCGCTACATCTACGCCATCATATATTAATGTGTTGCTACCGCTAACAGAACCAGAATTATCGAAGAACAATATACCACTTGGGGTTCCAGTGATAGTGTTTCCAGAAGCGTAAGCGGCTATTCCAGAAACAGCCGTTATATTGGTATCCGCATTGTCAGCCCTAGATTCAAAATATCCAGAAATAGCAGCGTCTTCGCTAGCGTCTGTTATGATATAGAATGTGGAAGAATCTGGAGTTAAGGTGTCGTATTCAGCCTGTGTTAATTGTTTTATGTGAAATATTTCATCACTAGTAATTACTCTTTCACCAGTAGCAAATATAGTTCCATCAAGCGTAATGCTTTGACCGTCAAATATTAGTGAATTGTTTCCGGTGACGGCCCCAGTATCATCAAAGAAAAGAATACCACTAGGATTGCCAGAAATACTATTCCCAGAAGCGTATGCCGCAATACCAGAGACGGCAACAATATCTGTTTCATTTTGAGAAACTTTAGGCTCAAAATACCCAGACACAGACGGGGCATCTGTTATAATATAAAACGTGGCAGAATCTGGGGTAATGGCATCATACTCAGCCTGAGTTAACTGAACAAGATGATGAATATCAGGACTAGTTACAACCCTTTCGCCGCTTGCGTCAATATATCCATCTAAAGTAACATTCGCCCCGTCGAATATAAACGAACTATTACCCGTTACAGAACCGGCATCATCAAAGAAAAGAACGCCGCTAGGAGTACCGGTAACACTTTTACCAGATGCATATGTCGCAATACCAGAGACATATTCCATTTGCAAAAGAGTAGAGAATGTGCTGTCTGACCAGCCGCTGACCGCTAATATCTCAGCATCAGCGCCATCTACTCTAGTTTCAAAATAACCAGAAGTAGAGGATAGATTATTAACATTGTCTGTGATTTGTGATTGTAGATTACCACTAGTACTGGTAATCAGATTAGTTAAAGTATTTGCCAGATTGGCATCGTCATTTAAAGCGGCAGCTATTTCATTAAGAGTATCAAGTGTCACAGGCGCGCCATCTACAATCATAGCATAAACATCGCCGCTTATGCTAGATAAGTCAACATCAAAACTTCCGCCATCACTATTAAAATATGTAAGAGTAGCATTAGAGAAAGTAAAGTCTGTTCCGCTGGGAGTAAGAAGACCAGAAACAGAAGCTATATCTAATATGTTTTCATTTATGGAATCTCGTAAGGCGCCAGACGCAGTAGCAATATCTGCCGTATTTGCATTTACGCTGTCGCGAAGGGAGCCAGATGCGGTCACAATGTCTGCGGCATTTGTATTGATACTATTTCTCAATGCCCCAGAAGCGGTAGCTATATCATCAGTGTTTTGGTCTATTAACGCTCCGGTGGCACCGGGTAGAAAATCCGCAACACCAATAAGTCCAGAAACTGCAACAATATCGCTTTCATTTTGTATGGCTTGACCGCTAGCATAAGATGCCACGCCTGAAACATAATCAACATCCGAATTGGTTGTATTGAAATTATCAGTCGTCCACCCACTAACGGAAGCAAGATCACTAGTTAAATAGTCTAGTCCAGATTGAGTCCATCCGCTTACAGAAGATAAATCGTTATCTAAACCATCTAAACCAGACTGCGCCCAACCACTAACGGCTGCATCACCATTATCAGCGTAAACCTGAGACCATCCTGACACGGAGGCTATTTGCTGAATATTTTGATCTATTAGAGCGCCAGTGGCTCCGGGAAGAAAGTCTGCGTCACCAATCAAGCCGGAGACAGAAGCAATATCGCCCTGATTCAGAACGGCCTGACCACTAGCATAAGACGCTATTCCAGAAACGTATGTGTCATCATCTACTTTTAAAAATGTTGAATCCGCCCAACCAGAAACAGAAGATATCTGATCTGTGTTTTGGTCTATTAGAGCGCCACTGCCTCCGGGAAGGAAGTCAGCCGTTCCAATGAGTCCAGAAACAGCAACTATATCATCTTGATTTATAACCGCCTGACCACTAGCATAGTACGCGACACCAGAAACATCAACAACATCATCTGCAAAGAAAACCTGAGAAGCTGGATAAGTGACAGACACAACACCGCTGCCGGTGAGATTTATTTTGCTGCCATTATTAGAGCTACTTAAAACGGTATCACGCTCTAGGTTGTGAGAACCGTATGTACCAATACCAACTTCCCACTGATTATGCTCTTCTATTACATAAAAAGTAGTGTCACCACTAGTAAATACACTATCAAAACTTTGAAAACCAGTAAAGGCGCCAATGAAAGAAATACCACCAATACCTGTAGAGGCGGTATACTCTTTTACTCTATCATAGACCTTGCGAGCCATTTCTACCTCTCTACAGAGAATTCTATTTGTTTATTTATTTCTAATGAATGATCCTGTTGACTGTTTATAGCGAGATCGAAATCTGCCTGCTGGTTAAGCTGCATGGCAAATGTTAAAAATGATTTATTGAAATGTATTGCTACTTCGCTACTGCCCTGAATACCCTCTTTTAGTTTTGGTATTTCAGCGAAAGAAAGCTCTGAAAACGATGAGCCTCCAAACATTAATATCTCCTTATGTAAAACCTCTATATAGATTATACACAATTTAAAAAGAAAGCCGCCCCAAAAGGAGCGGCTTTGCATTTTTTTTCTTCCACTAGTAACTACTAGAAAGAGCCAGCAAGAACTCTACGGTTATCAAGAACACCGAAGCCCATTTCTGCGAAGCCATAGTAGCCTTGTCGCTGATGACGATGAAGAGTTTCGTCTTCAAAGATTTCAACTTCACGCTTAACTGGCATAACGAAGCTGTCGCTAGCGCCTTGATCCAAGCCGATAACGAGTTCAACATCGCTACCTTGAAGCGATCCACCTAGATCGGTCGTGAAGTACGACTGATACTCTTGATTGTCGCCAAACTCAAACAAATCGTGCAAGTTGACACCAAAGATTCTGGTGATAGCAGGACCGTCGTCTCCAGCTACGTAGATTTCTCTACGGCTAACTTCATCAAGCTGATCGACACCCCAATTGCGGATATCTTCGATAGCTTCTGGCGAGCAATAAAGATCAGTCAAACGTCCGGGAGCAGTAACGCTGTTACCACCACCATTACGGCGCATGACAGTCTTCATAAGGCTTACAAGACGCTTGGTGAACTGACCAGCAGCCGCATCAGCATCGTAAACCAAGATGTTACGATCAACAGCAGCGGCTAGCAGGGTGTGCCATCCGTCATCGTTGATCTTCTTAACAAACGAAGACTCAAGAACCTGCATCGCGCGAGCAACAACATTCCAGTTTGCTTCACGAGCGTACTTGAGTAAGAAGTCAATCGAGCTAGAAACACCGTAGGTGTTAACCATGACGTAATCACCTTCGACGTGACGCTCAGGAATGCGTCCGTTTCCGGGATTAGTGTAGGCGATATGATCGACTTCACTTCCGGGTGAAAGCAAATCCAAAGGAAACTCTGGAGAAGCTCCCGGCTCAAGAGGCATAGCCTCAAAAATAGAGGTAACAACATCACCAAAGAGAACGCCCTTTCTTAAAGGAAGCTCAAGAGCTTTAGCGATTTCGCGCTGTGCTTCGATAGCAACAGCCTTATCAGAAGCGCCGGAACGCTTTAGCAGTTCAATGAATTCTGCTGATGGTCTTTCTTTAATCGACATGTTAAATATCTCCTTTATATTTTAATTATACGTTTGTGTTAGGAAGGTCAATGTAAACCTTAGCATAACCGTCCTGATCTACGCCAGAAAGGAATCTACCAACAAGTCTGGTCGAACCATCGGCATCACCGTCATCAGTGGAAAGATCTTCGACAGACAAGTTTCCGCTGTGAGCAACATATGCAGGGTCGCCAGCGCTTGGGCTAGTCCCTTCGATATTGTTAGTCACAACGTAGCCCTTGCGAAGAAGAGTGACTTTTCCGCCTTTTTGAACTTCGTCTTTGTGCTGGTTAAGATGCTGACGGGTCAGGTCGATATCGACCATATCGTTCAACAAAAGGCCAACAGGAACTTTGCCAGATGGAAGAGCAGCGTAAGTAACCAAAGCCTCGCCTTGATCCATAGCTGCCCCAGAACCTCCGGTGCTAACAGAAGCGACACCGCCTCTGGTAGCTGCTTCATTCATGAAGAATGAAATGTCAGTATCTAGAACACTTCTATCAGTTTTAAGAGCCATTATTTATCTCCTTTGAAAAAAAATTACTTGTTTTTTGGTGCTGATTGCAAGAAAGAACCAATCCATTCGCTTGCAACGCTGCGGAGCGACTCTGCTGGATCAACTTCTGGTTCCACTTCAGAAATAGCCACTTCTTCCGATGCTTCTGCTTCTTCAAGAACTTCTTCGCTAGCTTCTGCTGCATCAAGCTCTTCTTCGATTTCCGCCTTAGCGTCTTTCTCTTCTTTTTTGTCTTCGCCTTCTTTAGCGTACTTCTTTTTCATAACAGCAACAACCGCTTCAAAAGCTTCATCGTCAACGTTATCAAAAGATTCCAAGGTGGCGGAAGCCTCTTCTGCGTCTAAGCCAGCTTCTTCTAGCTGTGCCTTACGCTTCATCATAGCTTCTTTCTTTTTCATCTCGCGAAGTTCATCCATTTTCTTTTTCATGTCTTCTTCGCCATTTTTAATTGCTTCAGTCTGTTCAGCAATCGTTACGTCTTTTGCTTCGATTGCAGCAGCTTGTTCCGCAATAGTGGATTCCAAAGCTTGAATCTTAGCTTCAAACTCAGACTGCTGCTCGGCAACAACCTGTTCTTTTAGTGCTTCGTTAGCAGCTTTTGCTTCTGCCAACTCTGCGCGCAAATCTTCGATCTGCTTATCATTATCTGACATTTTCATCTCCTTGATTGAAGAAATAGTTAAAGTTTGTGATTTTGATTCGTCAAAATATTCACTTTTGTCCAAAATAATACTACGCGGATTAGCAGGTTTTGAAACAAGACCTTTACCAGAGAATGCTAAGTTTCGTAATAATCTGCCAATTCTATAGTTTTCGTAAGTACCTTCCCCACCGTAAGCCCTTAAATGCTTTGTTAGGAAAGCAGAGGCTTCATTTCTTTCTATGATTTTTGTTTGACCCTCGGAGGTCTGCAAAGCATAATCGAAGGCGGGAAACAAGCACTCCATCGAAACAAACCATTTGCCCTCTTCGATTTCTGCAATGATTTTATTCATGCGCTCGCGCTTCTCTTCGCCCGTCCAGCTAGTATACAAAACCGCCTGCGTGACAATATCAAACTGATCAGGCTTTTCCTCTGAATCAATACGATTGCCGTCTCGGTCTAGAATATAGCTTCCAGTTATATGCCCAATAATATCATCTTCATTGTGCATAAAGTTAAATTGTTTGTCTTCTGGGGTATTTCTAGCAGCCCAAGTTTCTTGATGATCAAAAACGTCATCATTTTTGTTCCAGCCGGTAGAAACCAATACAGATTCAAGATAATACAAATCCATCTGATCTTTATTTTGGGCAACAACCTTTTCAAGAACATCTGCATTAGATATATTAATCTTAGCGGATTCTAGGTCGCCCTTATGAAGATTTGCCTGTGCGCAATATGCTACACTATTGTTTTTTAGAAGATCGGATAATCCAGCTTCTATTTCTGATTTATATATTTCCATATTTAAAATACCTCCAGTTTGATAATACACAAATTTTTAACTTATTGGTTTTTTATAGTTAAAAATCACTCAATTCTGCAAATGTTGTCGAATAAATGATTTTCATCTCATTACTGTTTGGCTGTCTATTATTAGCATCAACAAACTGTTCCACCTTCTCTGAGGCGAAAGATACAAACTCGCTCGATGGGTTTTTCTGACTCTCTAATAGATTCTTGATAACCGTCTCGTCTATCTCCATAAAAGGCTGTAGGCCGGTAAGTATACATAATTTCAAATGCTCTAACTGATCTACTTCAGACTTAGTTAAACTCCTGACATTCTTCTTATCAAAGTGCGCAAGAGCGATTGGAGATAAGACTTCTGAGATTTTGGCCTGAGCGTCCATAGCCCAAAGCATAGCTACCGTAGTATCAGAACTTTTAGGTAGAACCCTTTTCTGTTTTCTTTTCATGGTGTCTTTAGAAAACATGGGGCGGCCAGCCTCTTGAACTGGTTCATTTTTCTCTTGTCTCGGGATATTCTTGGACTCCGGCTGAACACTAGAATCAATTGGCTTATGAGGAATATTATGCTTTTCAAAATACTCTTCATTATCTACAAGGTCTTTAGTTATGCCGATTTTAGCAACATCATGGGCGTGTTGAGGATTATGATAAGGGCTAGCCTTCTGTGGAGAGAGGGGGTCAGTATCTCTGTCTCTGACCTCTCTTTTAACTCTGACCTTTTCTATAGAAGGAATCTCTCTAAATCTTTCAAGTAGTGTTTCTTGAGAAATAATATCCCTATCCGCTAGATCCATCAAGAGCTTCTTTTGAGCTGCCTCATCTGACAAAACTATAGAATCAAAGTGAATTTCTGCCGGATACCTGAAACCCATAGCCTTTTGAACAATAGCTATTTCTTTTCTCCAAAAGCTAGATAAGATCTCTCTACCGTACTCTAGTCTTTCAACCAGCGTCTTTAGTGAAACATAGTTGTTTGTGTAGCCACCACCGCCAGCGGCGCCGGTAAGGGTAGGAGGTATTCCCAAACCGGCATAGATACTCGTGAGAACCGGCTGATATTTTTCAGACCCTAAAAATCTATACACTTGAGATTGACTTTCAGTAAATTTCAGCTCCGGCCCCCAAACCATATCCATAGTTCCACCGCCGACGTTGCTAGCTAGAATGTCCCTAAGTTTGTTAATAACCGCCTTTGTGGGTATAATCTTATGATCCAAATCACCCACAGTCCAAAGCCTAACATTAGAAATGGCACCATCTAAAGCGGCCATATCTGCTAGTTTCATTTTTTCAAGCATTATAATATCGTCGAGAATAGAACTGATCATAGGATCAGACCAAACCATCCAATCATCTTTTTTATAAAAGTGAAAATCGACCTTATTAAGGTCTAAAGGTATGGTTCTCTCGCCATTTTTTAATCTATTGTATAAGTCTTGAGGTAAAGTCTTTTTATTATTTGCAGACATCAAAGCCTGATGAGAATTATGGGAAAGCTTCATGACATACTCGGGCTTTCCAAGCTGTACACCACCAACAGCATCAACAGATAGCGGGTTTAAAAAATCATAACCCCAAGGTATTTCTCTAGACTTGAAGTTTATATCTTCTATTTTAGTATCTACTGCAATAGCGCTTTTTAAAGCCCTCTCCTGCTTTTTATTGATTTTTGCGGTACTTCTTCTGGTTATAACGTTCCCGGTTCGATATAGATAATTCAAGAATCTTTCAGACCTATCTGTTCCGCCGACTTCCTGAAACCACTTTCTATAAAACTTTTCTATAGTCTTATTAGGATGAACAAGAACAAGCCCCTGACTTGCAAAATCGCTCATCAGATCAATAACATTTCTGATTATACCAACACGACTGTATGCCTGCATACATTGAGCAATAAGCCTTTTCTGTTTGGTGGCAACCGCCTCGCCGGGACGAAATGCGTTATAATCATTTCTGTTGAAGCCAGTCCTAACGGAACGATTAGGCTCTATATCAATATAGCTAGTCCTTCTACCAAAAGAATGCGCCGAGGACTTCTGAATACCCTCATAAGCGTCGATATTATTGGCGGTGGATCTATAGGCGTCTTGTTTTTGAGACTCGTTATCCCATGTTAGGTAAAGATCATCAGACATTTAATTTTCCCAATGGTATTGTTAATAGAAATGGTAATACTATTATTACACAATTTAATAGATATCTTGGATTTTATCAGAAAACCAAGCCGGACCATTGTAAAGTTTACCAGTTTCTCCAAATCTAGAGGAGTTAGTCTCTGCAAATCCGCCAACTTCTAATTCTGTTATTTTCTCCACGGTAGTAAAATTTCTAGCGGACATATTAGCCATAATTAAAGCGGAATACCTATCTTTTCTCAATCTTGTTTTTTTACCGGCTCCAAGCTTAACCTCTGGAGTGTCCCATCTCTCTCTACCGCTAGAGGTTTGCGTCATGACAATCATGGATAGCTCATCTTTAAGTTCTTCTATCTCCATAACACAATCTTCTAGCGTGTCGTATTTTCTGCCAGAAGCCTTGTCTTGCTCTATAGAAATCCCAATACTAGCAGTATCGAAAAAGGGAAACAAGACCTGCTTATCTTCAAAGTCTTTTCTTAAACCGTGATTAGCCTCCGCCAACCAGTCAGCCTTGGCAAATTGGCAAAGTTTAAGTATATGTAAACCTGAGTGATAATCTGTATCTTTCTCTTTTTCTTCTATCACCGGCCATATCTGCACTTCACCTTCTGCTATCTTATCTCTATCCTGTAAAGCCTCCACAACCGCAATACCGCCGCCTTGAGCATCAATGGCGATCTCAACACAGGGAAAGGCTTTCATTAGCTGTCTTATTTTTTTAGCGCAGTATGAATAGAAATCGTCTTCCGTTACTATTTTCGATTTCAACTTTTCCTTGTGTTGCTTTCTAGTCGTCGTCCAACAATGGACTACTCTTTTATGATCGCCATCTAACTCCATAACCACTATACTAAAATTATCAACCTCGGAAGCAGGATCGACACCAAAAATATATTTTTTATTTGGATCTCCTTTTAGCATAGCTTCAAAGCACACGTCTCCAGAAGGTAGCGTTATTGGCTTCATCTGAGACGTTGTGCATGATTCTATTAAACTCCTCTTGAAAAACCCCTGACTGTCCGTAGTAAACACGGCGCCATATTCCATCTGATAAATACCTGAGTGAACAGTAGCCTTTGCTCTGGCTATTTGCCCACTATCCATAAATCCATCTGGAAGCTTGTCTACGGGCATCCTTATCACGGAATATTCTCTCCAATCAAAATCGGAGGGTACTGAGCCACCAAAAACTTCTTGTAAAAGTCGCTCGTCGCCCCCACTAGATACTATAGCATGATATCTCTTCCAGTACTCAGCAAAATGATTAAAATCATAATAAGCAGTTCCAGAAAGTATGATTTGGTTGGACTTTGAGGCTCCTGACTCCTGAGCCTTTGAAGAGCCTACGGGTATCCCTAGTTCTTTAGCTCTCTTTTCTTTTGCCTTTTGTTTAACTTTTTCTATTGGGGAAGCGGCAACGGCAGCAAAACCAGCAACAACATTCTCAAAAATATCTCTAGGTATAGAAGCAAATTCGTCAGCGATAATATCATTTGCGCGCTGGCCTCTAATCTTGCTACCGTCGCCAAGCGGAAGACAAGTAATAGTGCTTTGCCCGATGTGCATAACACACCTATCCACATCTCTTCTAGGGCCACTATTACTTGAACACAAGTCCCTAAGTATCGGGGCGTTTTTCCATATTGTGTCCATGTATTCAAATAAAACCTTAGACTGACGGAAAGCCGCACCAACTACAATTATTTTCCTTCTTGGCATAAATAGAGCGCGAAGCAGTGGGTAAACAGATAATATAAAAGACTTACCCATACCACGACTACCAACAAGCATTGGAAATTTTCTATTCCACATCTCATAAAGCAGTAAGGATTGAAAAGGCGATAGTTCAACATTCAACATGTATTTACATGCAAAAGAAAAATACTCTGGACGCATCATCAACCAAGCTATTCTCTCTAATAGTTTTTCATTATCGGAATCCTGCATAACAAAATCCATAGGATTGAATAATGTAGATTCATCTACATCAATACCAAGCCAAGCGTCTTCTAGCTGCTGCGAATGATCATTCATTTATATATACCGTCCACAAATCCATAGTATACAGCATCTTCAGCTGACATATACCAGTCACCATTGTTTAGTTTTCTTTTAATGTAAGACTTAACCCTTGGTAAAGAATTATCTGAATCTTTGAAGAATTGACCAGATTTATGACACCTTTCTGAATAAATATTAAGCATGTTTTCGGCAGCAGATTTCTCGAAGGCCGCTAGGTTTTGCGAACTAAGATAATGACCGCTTATCTCACTACTGCCCCAATGAACCATGAAAGAAGAGCTAGGAGTAATAAGTCTCTTGGTTGCCGCCTGAATTATAATTGTCCCCATAGAACAAAGCTGCCCATAGGCGATAAATGTAGTCTTACATTTACAGCTCCTTATACAGTCATAGATACCCATACCAGAATACCAACAGCCACCAACAGTTTGCATATGGATGGTGATTGGATCTTTACTAGTGTTTTTTAAAATGTTTATATTTTTTATAAAATTCTGTAACATCCGGTGATCCACGCCAGCGGATTCACCAGAATCGTCAAACTCATTTATATAAATTTCCCTATTCTTTACATCTATTCCATATCCATGAATTTCAGCAACGATATCTCTATTGAGCGTCATCATCTTTTCCATTAAAGAGTTCATTGAGTCTCTTGAATACGCTATTGCAAATTATAAAAGCGTTATATTTACTATCGCAAAAAATAACATTTATATCCTGTCTTATAGATATCTCCATAAGAGACTTCATGAGATATTTACCACTAAGTTTAGTCTGGTCAACAATGTCAAATCTTTTTCCTGTTGGTTTTTTTATCTGGCCGCTTTTGTATCGCTCGTAATTCTTCTTGTCTTCCTCACTGAGCAAGCTCATCGGATAATTTATTACATCCGAGGCAGAAAACTCAAGCAGGAGATATCGAAAATGAAAATCTTTCATGCGCTCCATTTCGTCGAAAAACGCCCTTTTCTTCCTTCCTAAATTCATACTGATCTCTGATACAGAAGCCTTTCTCTCTATACACACGACATCCTCAAATCCCTTTAGTGTGTAGTCTCCAGTATGAAGTGTTCCTATTTCCATACCCTCACACTTATCGTACTCACTAAAAAACCAGCCATCCTGCTCTCTAGTGTCTTTGATTACTGTGTATTTAGGTATTTGTTTTTTGGGCATCTAGATCAACCTTTAGTAAAGTAAAGTTTACCATCTTTGTATTTCGGTCTGTTGGCTGGATAATGCTTTTTTGCATGGAAATACACCACCTCGAAGACTCTAAGACCTATCTCGATCTCATATCTTTCGCCTTTTTCAAGCGCCTCGATAGCCTCTATGACATCCTGTGCATCCTCTGTAGGATCAGTGGCTTCTGGTGGCTGAACAGGCTCTGGTGACTGCTTAGGATCTTCTGGAGTATCGTCTTCATCAGAAGTCCAAGAGGAAAATCTATCGTAACTCATTTTTTATTTCTCCTAACTATCTCGTTGAAATATGAAACATAATGCGATTCTTTGCCAGTAACAGATTTATGACAGCCCCTACAAAGGGTTACGCCATTGTCTGAATCGTGACGCAGGGAGCTAGCTGAACTCCATTTAATTATATGATGTACGTTCAGATAAACATTCTTCCCCTTATTATTACACATTTGACAGGTATATTTGTCTCGTTTTAATACATCAAGACGAAACTGTTTGTAAATCGGATCTCCGTAGTCTCGCCTTTTCGACATCACTATCCACCATTCTTTCTGCTAATTTACTAAAGCTAACACCTCTTTTCCACTTTAACACTTCTTCGGCTTTTTTTGGAATACCCAATAGGTAATCAACTTCTGCTGGACGATAAAACTCTGGATCTACAACCACAAGATCGTCCCAGTCCTCAATGCCAACTCTAGCAAAAGCGGAATCTAGAAAATCTCTGACGCTATGTGTTTCGCCCGTTCCGA